CAGAAAATAACCTAATTGATCCGTTAGCGGCAGAATAAAATAATTGCATCGTGTTCTCGAACGAGCGAGAGTGGAATGGTAGAGACTGCCCAATTCTAAAGTACGTAGGTAAAGTCTCACTACGAAAGTTTAAAGACATTAAGCCAGACATATATCTTCACGTTACAATGGAGTGTCTGGACAGAGGTAGCCGTACTGAGCCAGTAAACGTATATAAGCATTTTTACTTCGAGGAAGAAGACTGCGAGGACTTAGTAGAGGCTTTATCAATAATGATTACTAAATGCTACGAAGCTATAAGACTATATGGGAAAACTAGTTGAGTACTACGAGCTCAAGGATAAATATAAAGCAAACATTTCCGTTGGTCCTGGTGCACGTTACATTTACGTAATAGGTATTACTTATACCGTAACTAATGATGATCACTACATTACGTGGGAAGCACATCTAAGTGAGTGGACAGCTAAAGAAGATACCCTTCTATTTAGAGCAGGATTAGCTGACGATATTGTGGAAGCATTATCCACTAAGATGGAAATATTCGAAGAAGTGGTTCGTCTGTTAGGGCATAAGTACACTCGTGATGTATTCTCTACTGTAACCCAAATAGAAAATACACTATAATGGCAGCGTTGGAACTCATGCGAGTTAAGGGCTTCGTTATAGAGCATCAAATCTCTGTGGATAACGAAACAAAGGGTAAACTATTTCGACTGATGATATTTCCGATTGACAACATGAGGGGAGGTATTAATAGACACAGGATGCTGAAACAGACTGACTGGTTTCCGTTAGAAAATTTAGCGGATTATTTATCAGATTGTATTATCTTGTGCTACGAATCAGGAGATTATAAAACTAATAGAGCATGGAACTAGTAACGAGTATGGACGTCTTAAGAGACGCTAAAGACAGAATGCTTACACTTGACGAATATGTGTACGTATTTTACGGAGTGCAGGGGGTAGAGTTAGACCTACAGGTTAACATCCCTAAGCTAGTTAGGTTGGGGTACCTAGATAAGGATCTCGCGTTTACGGAGTTATGTTTTGAACTAGTACCTGACCACGAAAGCATGAAGGTTGCGAGATTTGAAGAATTCTGGGAAACATATCCATTGTCTGACGAATACTTCAACTTTCAGAAAACACGTACACTAAGACTTAATAAGCCTTATACGAAGAAGGAATACGTCAAACAAGCTAGAATTCACGGAGAGGACTTCATAATTGATGCCCTACGTAAAGAGATAGAGGACCGTATGGAGAATTCCAGCGGTAAGAAAAATTCCTTCTCATTTATGAAGTCTTCTCTGAACTACTTAAAAGAAAACGCATTTATGCAATATGCTTAAATATGAACACCTGTCGAGGGGAGTTGAACGAACGAAGAAGTATATACACGAAAGAAATACGGGAGAGTCCAAGTCACTACTGACCTCTAAGAAGTCTATGAACGATCTATTTATGGATGGTATTGACTGGAACAGAATACTCACTATAGGTGGAGCGTCTGGCGCTGGCAAGTCCACCATATTAGAAGAGCTTAAGCGAGATTTCTGCACACTTAACGAGCCGGACTTTAACATCTTATCTTTCGAGTTCGAGATGATGATTGAGGATCAGTTAGCGAGATCCATATCTTCTACTGTAGGTCTTTCGGTAAAGGAATTGTACACTAAAGGGCATAATATTGACGGAGTATCAGAAGCGCTTGATAAGTATAACGATATGCCTATCTACTTTGTGGATAACGTAGGTACAGTGGATGATGTACGTGAGACTATAATAGAGTTCGTGCAGACTAAGTGCAAACCAGAGAAGAAGAACGTGATAATTACACTCGACCACATACTCTTAACTAAGGGTAAGCGGGGCGACAGTGAGAAAGATATTGTGGACCAATTAATGCACATGTTTGTGGAATTAAAAAAGTTCATAAGTTCTTTGGGAATCAAATGTTTATTCATATCTTTGTCTCAACTTAATAGGGACATAGAATCATCTGAACGCGTATTAAACAATTTATTACACTATCCTACAAAGTCTGATTTGTTCGCAGCGTCGTCGACGTACTACTGTTCTGATTACGTAATCATAACACATAGACCCGCAACAATATCAGGCATCACGCGCTACTACGGCCCTCCGACCGAGAAGCGCAAGCAGGGCTTGCCCCTGAGATCGGAGAATGGTAAAGACCTAATATACTGGCACGTTATTAAGGAGAGATTCGGATCGAACAGTATATTAGTTATGGAGGAAGACTTCAAGTACTCCAGAATGATTGAGTATGAACTAGAGTTTTAAACAACGAGAGAATGGCAACAGTAGTACAGATAAGTGGACTTGCAGGTAGCGGCAAGACTTTCGGGGCTTACACCCTTAATCCAGACACAACGTACATCATACAGTGTGATAAGAAGGGCCTTCCTTGGGCCGGATGGAAGAAGCAGTATAACAAGGATAAGAAGAACTATGCTGAAACTTCGGACGCCAATACAATTTACAAATTGTGTAAAGGCGTAGCAGAATCTAGACCAGAAGTAAATGTCATTATCATTGATACGCTTAACTCAATCATGTCGGACTACGAGATGGGACAGCGTAAGCAATCAGGATATGACAAGTGGGCAGAGATGGCTGGAGGTATATATGATCTATTAGGACTACTTCGGGAAATACCGAGGGAAGATCTGATCATCTACGTAATGGCACATATCGAGCCGTACGAGGTAGAAGGTGAAACATACTGGAGAACTAAGACTAACGGTCAGAAATTAACTAAGCTTAATCTTAACTCCAGATTGAACTACAACCTGTATACGCACGTAGAACACAACCCGATTACGGAGAAGTCTGAGTACCAATTCGTAACACAAAGCAACGGAAAAAATGAGGCCCGATCAGCATTCGGCGTCCTTCCATATAAAATGCCGAACGACCTGGAAGCAGTACGTAAGGCTATCCTAGAGTCAGAGAGTTAAACAGTAGAGAGAATGATACAAGCGAGTTTATTATTTGATAATTCCTTGCCAACGGGTGGATCTAAGATCCCTGTAGGCATCCATAGCAAAGTTATGTTTATGGGCGTCGTCAAAGACGGTTCCTATGTAGACATCAACTTCCAGAATGATTCTGGCCAACAAATACACAAGCGTTTGTTTACACCAGACGGCTCCCGTCCGAAAGAGGGGGAGTCCGCAGCCGAAGCTATCGAAAGACAGCAAACGAATAACCTCAAGCACTTGGTGCATATGTTGAGGGTCGTTTACGGTGATGACGCTGTCCAGTCCATCGAGGCTCCGACATACGATAAGTTCGTAGAAAAATGCGTCACGTTGCTGAATCCTAAAAAAGGATTCTTAGTCAACTTAAAAGTGGTGTTTGACCGCAGTGGTAAGTGGCCAGATTTAGGGTTCTTCCCTAGTTCTTACGTGGAAGCCTTCACTGAAGGTAAGGAAGTAAGTCTCAAGTTCACTAAAACTGAGCAAGAGGCTATCAATACTAATAGTGGGGAAAAGAAGGCAGATGACGATCTGCCCTTCTAGATAAGAAGTGGGTACTATTCCGACGTACTGTCAGAGTACAGAGAAGGCTCTGGTACCCACCCCTTATTTATGATAAAAGCAACTGATCTTGTAGAGCTTTCAGCAGACTCTCTGCTTAAGAAGGTTACACAAGAACAGATAATAGTTTACTACTTAGGGATGCAGCTCGATATGAATCGAGTGTTCTCTTCACCTTTTAGAGATGATGCAAACCCCTCTTGCGCGTTCTACTACGGTAAGGGTGGTAAACTATACTTACACGATTTTGCTGAGGGTAAATTCTATTCCTTCGTAGATGTTGTTATGAAGAAGCTTAGATGCAACTACTACAACGCTTTGAAGGACATACAGAAGAACCTAGAAAGCATATCGTATTTCAATCCGAAGATCACGGATAAAGTGGAGATTGAGTATACATACACATCGAGCAAAATTCCAGAGACATACTTTGCTAACCACAAGATTAGCAAGTCTACACTTCTTAAGTTTAATGCAAAGTTAGTAGATAGTGTGTTCAAGAATGGAGAGTTGTGGGGGAAATCCACTAATGAAGACCCCATATATGTGTACGAGATAAACGGTAGATGTAAGATCTATCGACCACTCACCAAGCTTAAGAAAAATAAGTGGCGTAGTTCCGCAACCTTCTCTGACGTATTCGGTATGAAGCAGCTTCCTAAAAAGGGAGTGTTATGTTTTATTACCTCTTCTGTTAAAGATATGATGGTACTACATGAGCACGGATTTCCGGCCATATGCTTTTCATCAGAAGGCTTGCCACAGAGAGGAGAGAATGTAGAGATATTGAATGCCGTAATAGAAGCTCTTAAAGGTAGATATAGGTTCGTAGCTTCCCTACTAGATTCTGACGATGTGGGTAGGAAGAATGCTGCAATGCTATACGACAAGTACGGACTATATCCGATGTGCACACCGAAGGTTAAAGATATAGCAGATTTCCAGAAAAGATTTAAGAGTGTACCTACAAAGAGGATGCTCAAACGGCTAATATCTAAATCTTTAAAAAAGTAAGCGTATGCAAAATGCACTGCTAAGATGGATTATGTTCTATCTAGCATCACTCACTGTCTTGATATTATTTATCGGGGCAATGACTTATGAGAGAATGGACTCTCTATCTGAAGCAGTTCAACTACTTCAGGAGCAGTCCTGTGATTACTACGTTATCGAGGAGACGCACAGCGGCACGAAATATGTGATGGGACCCTACCAAACGGAGACGATGGCCAACATCGCCCGTGAGGCTGAGATGTCCTATAAGGATGAGGGAATGAAGGAGATTCGCGTCCAAATGGATTGCGATAGATGTATTGAATGTGAGAAGTAAGTTAAGTGGTTATGTGTCGCCAGAGTATTTATTGGCGATGGGAGAGGCATTCGAACTTTTAGAGGATGTATTTGCTGAGTTGTCTCGACGAAGCAAGGAAGAGTTGATACTACCAGATCAAGCTCTCATACTAAGGGCTTTTAAGGAGACTGCGCTGAGTAATGTTGGTGTAGTTATCTTGGGTAAAGAGCCTTACAATATAGGTGCGGCCAATGGTCTGGCTTGGGATACTCTTAGGGGCATACGGCCTCAACCTTGTTTGTCCACTGTCATCGGGGCGATAAGAAGTGAGTACGGGGATAAGAGAATGCAGGAGGGTAGGTCTTACCTAGACCACTTACCAGCACAAGGAGTGTTACTGCTTAATCGCGCACTTACCTCGGCACCGGGTAAGAAAGGGGCTCACAAAGCGTTATGGGACCCCTTCTTCCAAGCAGTAGTTAACGGGTTGAATAAAGTGGATAACATTGTCTGGTCTCTGTGGGGTAGCTCCCTACATCAGATCGTGATAACTAATCCTACACATATAGTTTTAAAGGAAGCCAATCCCTCCACCTTAGACGTGGGGGGCTTTGGTCCTTCAGTATTCAATAACATTAACTCATCACTAACATCAATGGGGCGTTCTCCTATTGAGTGGTAAACATTCACACATGAATAATCATCTAAAAGCTCGTCGCAACGAGGTAAACCAAGTTCCCATCACACGCGGAACTGATCTGAAATTACAACAGGTCAAAACAGAGTATCCGATCACGATGGCATTTGACCAACGATTCGAAGGTTCGCGTCCATTCGGTCTTCAGCTTAACCACGACACTCTCGTAGGTATGGTCAAGAACGATCCAACTGAAATGTTCAAGAGACTGGGTAACCTGACTGTGCCGAATATCTCTGCTGGGCAAGTCAACAACGATTACTCGAAACTGCTGCCATTGGATATTGACGGCTTGGGCCATCGTTTTGTTCACGGCGGACAGAACCAAGAAATGAAGGAAATCTTTGACTTCATCCAGCTCATGGAAAAGGGCTTCGATCCGAAAGGAGTGTTCACACCCAATCTTCCGACCAAGGAATTTGCAGTATGTCCTTCCTTAATCAAACAAGGTAAAGGCATCGTGCCTATCAACGGCGCTACCGAAGACGACCTCACCAAGGAGATCGAAGAAGAACTGTTCAAAGTATTTGAACGCATTGCTCTCGACTACGCAGTCCTGACCATCATGTTTTCCGATGTATTCGGCGTGAAGATCTCTGACGTTCGCACTGGACTCGTTGACCCCGCCCTTAACATGGTAGACGCAATGATCTCTCATAAACTGCGTAAATCGTGAGCGAGCAAACTTGGTGGATTAATTTTGAGGCTTTAGTCAAACTTAATGATTTTTCAGTATACATGGTATGTCGAGAATTTAATCTGCCGACACCAGAGGAGAATGGCTGTACTAATCGTATAGCTTTTACTAAGGCCGTCACCAAATTAAACGACCGACAGTTTACTGCCCTATTCGATAAATTGTCTAAAGTGGATGCGGTATTAGCCAGAAGAGTACAAGAGGATGTCATCGAAACGATGGCGAGTTTATTAGATTTTGACGAAGAATGTGACGAAATACAAGAATATACAGTCCGGGATCTTTCGGTCCAGGATGGAGAAAAATGTGAGTGATGAGTTGATAAAGGAGGGAGTGGAGTATGAGTATGAAAAAACCATATTCACTCTGCTTCCTTCCTTTGTTTACAACAAATCGAAAATAAGACCAATTACTTATAAGCCAGATTTTATGGACCCGACAGGGAAGAAGTGGCTGATTGAAGTCAAAGGTTTAGAGACTGCCGACTTTAAGATAAAATGGAAGATGCTGAAGAAGTATCTTCACGATAAGGATGACCCACTACGACTATACTTAGTTAAGTCTGTACGTGAGTTAAGAGAGATTATACCTGAGTTACGTGGACAAAATAAAGAAGTATTACGAGAGCGAGAGAGTATCGAATTCAACTCTGTCAAGAGTATCAAACCCAAGACTGTTCAAAAGGTTAAAGCCGGAAACGTACGACTCTCCCGCGCTAAGAGTCGGATCAGCGCTAGACTGTCTTCTAACAGATCCGACTAGATGGGAGGATGAATTTGCTGTAATGACTGTAGACAGACCTTTCGGTAAGATAGGAGATTTCACTAATAACCTACCAGATGGTATTACGAAGAGATCTCCAATGAGCGCGTACGAGAGTGCGTACGAAGAGGCAGGATATATGAGGAGTATTGATTGGGTAGTAGATAACTTCTGGAAGACTCCAGAAGCAGTCGAGTTTTACGAGACTAAGTATAAGGCAGTAGGTAAGAAGATTTTATCCGCGTCTGAGTTCGAAGGTGTGCAGAGAGCCAAGCTCTCCATACTAGAGAACGACTTCACTAATCTGTATTTCCATACGCTCTTTATAGAGCACGAGTTAATGCACCAAGTTCCTATCTACTTCGAGTACGAAGGAGTTAAGTGTAAGGCATTACTCGACGGGATACTAATTGACCACAATAAGAAAACAATAGAGCCATTCGACTTGAAGACAACTGGTAAGAATGTATACGATTTCTCGGATTCATTCCTACAGTTCGGATACTTCAGGCAATGCGCTTTCTACGAATACGCGCTCAAGACTAAGCAGTCTCCTGTAAAGGATCTTCTTAAGTCAGGGTACGAGCTGAAAGATTTTATATTTATAGTGGTTGAGTCATCTAAGGACTCAATCAACCCCGCAGTTATATTTCCTACTACCCCAAACGACAGGCGAAGTGGATTTATGGGAGGATACGCTAAGGGTAAGTATTATAAAGGTATTAATAGACTCCTAGAGGAGTACTTATTTTATACACAAAATGATCTTTGGGACTTACCTAAAGATCTGTTAGAGTCGGATGGTAGAATGCCACTCGACGTTTTCACTAACTGAAGGAGTAATACATGTTAGAAACGAACTATAGTGCAGCTTTCTGCACACAGATGTTGGAGTTTGACCGTGCACCCGTAAAGGTGTTCGACAAGAGGTTCTTCGTAAACACCTTCCTTATAGACCCCGTCCTAGACGGCGGCAACTATTCTGGAAATGTTTACTTAGTATTTAAGGGAACTCTGCCCGACACACTTGTTACCTATTTAGTAGATCATCCAGCGTTCAAAACAATGTACTGTCCAAAGGACGGGCTTATGGTATTTGCGTTTAGTCATGGAGACTATGTTGAGGGAGTAGTAAGACCGTTCTTACGTGGAGCCTATTCACAAATAGACCGCGTATATGTCGAGAAGTATTTTCCGAATGTGAGTACTCATGTTCGCTACGACACTCGTCGTGTTCTAGATAAGGCAGAGTCCGTTAGAAAGTGGCAGGAAGGACGGATAGGGATCAGCCTCCCTCCTGACGCTGAAGTGTGGAGTAAACCTAACCTAAGTAATGAAACTTTCGATCCGACAATTGTTATCTCTATTCTCCAAGCGTAGTCCAGATGACGAACGCGGACGGGCTATGAAGCTCTTGGGAATAACAGATCACGACCTCGTAACGTTGAGGTGGATTCGCACACAACAGCGCAGAGGCATGTCTCCCTCCAAAATAGGAGACGACATCGCGAAATTAACTTCTGACGGGTTCGAAGCCCTCGGAGGCTCAAGTACGGTATATGCCAAGAAGTCTAAGGAGCTTCTTAAAAAAATAAGAGCTCTTCTTAATCAGAAGAATCTATCTACCTACGACTATCGGAAGGTTTACGCCTTACTCGCTGCGTACGGCAAGAATAGTGGATGCTCATTTCCTTACTTTCGTAATCCCCCTCAAGACACCTAACAATTAAGCCTCCTTACGTAAGACTTATCAAACGAGATAAATCACTGCATAAGGAGGCTTTTTCATTTAACATACTTATCATGCAAAAGATTAAAGACACTACCTACAAGGGAACAAACATCTTACTAGGTGACCGCAAACGAGAGGTGGTAGATTCTATGATAGTCAAGCTTCGTGCCGCAGGCTTCACAGAGATTTCTATCCCTATCATTCAGTTTGAGTCCACATTCGAGGGTAAGGTTGGTGAGGAGAACAACAACATGATGTTTACCTTAACCGATCGAGGTAACAGAAAGCTTTGTCTAGCCCCTGAATACACCGCTGTTATACAGAAGCTGGCTTCCACCACATTTAAGTACCAGAAGGACGTTAAGTTATTCTACGTACAAGAATGTTTCAGAGGTGAGTCTCCTCAGTTAGGAAGATACAGACAGTTCACTCAATTAGGCGTAGAAATTCTCAACCCTACCAAAGATTGGAGATTGGATCTCATTGATACCGCTATATCATTGTACGCTGACTTCCCTGGCGTATTTGTAGTGAATAATGACGTTACCAGAGGACTAGACTACTATGAAGAAGGAAAAGGCTTTGAAATAACTTATCCTGCACTAGGATCTGCTCAACAGCTTGTTGGTGGAGGCGCTTATGAAGGAGGAATAGGATTCGCTATCGGAATTGACCGCTTACTTTTAATTGATGAAATAAAATGATATTCACTGCTATAGGGATTACACTACTACTCATCCTCGTCTTCTTACTAGTTGTATGGATACTATGGTTTACATTCCTATGGCTATCCAAACTCTGGTATGAAACGAGCTCAACGAATTTCAACCGTACTTCAGTACGGGATCTTTTTACTAATAGTTTTGCTGTATTTGTATATGGCTTATCAATACTATACAACAGACTTAATAATTCGATTTCCAAAATGATAGCTTGGGCATTCAAACACAGACTAACTATTTTTAGCTTTTACATTATCATAATGGTAGCGCTTATGTCTTATGCGTACGGATACGGCAAAGGTTACAAGGCATGTTCTGTCAACTATGGAATCTCTAAATAATTCAACCTATGAAATACGAAGTAGTCATCATTGAGAACGGTCAATACCTCAAACAGCCTTGGACTATTGAGTCCAAAAAACCAATCTATGCTGATGAGATTTATGGCGCTGGAACTTTAGCCGACATGGCTGACAAGGATTCTCCTCTTGGTGCACCTTTTAAGTGCGGTCAGTACAGGGTAATAGTAACGATGTTCGATGGCAAGAATAGAGGAGTGGCGCTGGAGTACGTAGAAGAACCTGCGAAGGTAAGGGACACATTAGGCACTATGATTGCGAACTGGTGTAATAGAAACTTCTGGCCCTTTATTTTCTTCTGTGCAGGCGTTGTATTGGTTACCTCTTACATAGGTAGTGTCGCACGAAGGCAGTACGAAAAAGGGTTTTCAGAAGGTTATGATGTAGCCTTAGATTACTTCTTCCGCAAAGGACCTGGAGATAATCTATATACAATTCACACCAGTTTGATAGACCAAACTCAGAAATCTTGTGTGGACTTAGTTACCATAGCTGACTGTGATTCTATACGAGTACTTAAGACAATGGGTATGTTATCCGATATGTTAGATTCGTACGCAGCTAAAGATAGTATGTTTGACTATGAACTGTATTTTACAAAGTGGCCATATCAAGATCAATGTAAATGAAACGCAGAAGATTACGATTAGTGTTTAACAGAAGATATAAACAACTAACTTCTAACAAACATCGGAACCATATGCGGTTCTGGTATTAAAACTTAATACTGTGGAAAACTTATATAAACTAGTGCAGTGGCCAGAGAGTCAGCTACTGATGGATCACCCAGACTTTAAAGCATGTCATCTGATTATAGATCCAGAATGGATGGAAGTAGGCTCCTCAGCTTACTTTGTTCCTATTGACATCTATAACCAGTACTTTGGTGAAGAAGTGTACAATAAGGAGCAGGTAATGGATCTTCTCTTTACATTGCATCAAGTAATGAGGCCCGATGATTTTGCATCATCGAAAGGACTAGATACAGTGGACTTTTTAGATCTAATCTACGACAAACCAAGACAGATAGGCTTATTAGACGACTACAAAGAAATGCTTACAAGCGACCCCAACTTTATCGGGAACAGTATTGATTAAAACAACAAAACCCCCTACTTAGGCTCACGCTTAGGTAGGGGGTTTATTTTTTCAGTGACTGGCTGTTACTTAGTCTCTAATTCCAAAAAGAATTTCAATTTTTGTTTTCGTCCAGAGTATTCTCCTTTCCAGAAGTATACAGGATTAACTTGATAGACACCTCTTGAGGCTGTTTTATTTATAAGCCCTTTCTCTGTTAGAGATCTTACACTTCTGACAATAGTGCCAACAGACAAGCCTGTCTTTTCTGCTGCTTTTACACGAAAAGCTTCTGTATTGGTGAATTCTCCGTCATCGTTTGCTTTACCAAACATAATAAAGGTTATAAGTTTAATGTCGTTTCCAGGCAATTCATGTAGCGCTCCGAGTATGTGAGAGTACACAGTAAAGAACTGTTCCTTCCCTTGTACTACAATACGCTTCTTCTCTTCTACGACATCAATCAACTCTCCTGTCTCTGTATCTACTTCAGCCCTTACTTCTCTGTAGACTGTTTTTAAATAAGGTTTCATTTCTATTCGCAATTTTTAGTATTAATAACAGCACCTGTGCACATGCTGAATATGCACCAGTGCACATCCACAGTAGCGCCTGTGACTATAGTTTTATAAGGTTTAGTGTCCGCAAATTTGATTAATAAGCTTAAATTAGGCTTACTATCCGCATCTGACAGTACAAATGTACGCAAATTTGCGATTTAGTCTCGAATAACTATAGTATTAAGCTATTGAATATAAAGTAAAACTCTTATTAATTAATAGAGGTCTTATCTCTGAGCTTTAGGAATAGTTCCAAATAGATTCTCCTGGTTAGCATCCGCCGTAAAGAACATGTCCTGTATCTGCTTAACGTTGTTTATAAAAGGATCATTCTTACTCAACTCCGCAGCACCCTTCTGAGTACCATCCTTGTTATAGTCGAACGCTATCCATTCAAAGAATGCCTTACCTGTCTTAGCTACCTTATCAGCAGCAACAACTGGTTGCTGTATAGCAGCGAACAAGTCTTTAGGTAATGCGCCTTGAGACATATCATCCCTCAGTCTCTCCATTCTTTTAAACGCGTACGAGTTCTTCTCCTCATCGTCAAATGCTGCACCTATAGTAATAGTAAGCATAGTTACCCATAGTAAGGTATTGAAAAGCTCTAGCATACGTACCTGCCTAAATCTCTGCTCTTTGGTAGCATTCTCTAGAGGTCCCATGTAGTCCTTGAACTTGTCAGCACCCATTACAGCAGATGCTAGCACTCGTAGACGCCCTTGCATGATCTCACTCTCCCACTTCCATACAGGCATTCCTTCTGGTTTGGTAAGATCTTTGTCGATCACGTATCTACCTACTGTTATATCTTGGTAAGGAGAAGCATACAAATTCTTTAGAAACGTAAAGAAGTACTTCTTGAACTGGAGTAGGAACTGTCCAAACATAGTAGCTTCGATAGCTGCTTTCTCTTCGTAGCGGTAGGCACCATGTGTCTTTTCGTTCTGGCGTTTGAGAGCCTTGATCTCTCGCTCGTCCAGACCTTCTAGTTTGATCGTAGAATCGCCTACAACGACACTTCCTCGTTCTCCCTTAGTCCAGTTACCATCTTTATCGTAAGCGTCCCACAACGTAAATTTCTCGCCTTTAGCGTTCTCGACAGTTGTTGACCTCATAAGCATAGATAACTGAACTAAGGAAGCCCAAGTCTCAGCAGCGTTATGGAACATGAATGCGTGGTTGAATAGTCCAGGAGATGTAACATCGTACATCAATGCTTTAGGATCTGATACATAGTCGTAGGAAGTAGCTATCCAGTCAAACTTCTCTGCTAGCTTAGCTATCTTAGAACCTTTACCATCCATCTCTCCCTTAACGTAAGCCGCAAAATCTTTGTATGCTCCAGCAGTAGTACCGAATTTAGCGTGTACGTACTCAGGTGGTATGCCTAGTATAGATCCGATAGCTGCTTTAGATTCAGACATAGCATTCGTCATAGTAACGATGGCTGTATTGAATATAGGTCCTACTATCTTAAATGACATAATAGCAAATGATACAGAAGACTTCAGTGCTCCTAATAACCTGTCCTGATTAATAATAAGTTCAGTGCCAACGGGCAATCCTAAAATAGGGGCGCCCCACTTACCTACTGTGATAGTGGTAGGTTTAGTAGTAAGTCTATCCTTAGGTAGATCCTTCGTAACTTGGAGCATTATCTCTTGGTCCATCCACTTAGTAAGGTTAGGATATTTCTGCCTACCAGATTCGTCCTTAGTAAGTTCGATTGAGTCACGTACACCGTAGGATACAGCCATGAGAGGATCGTAATACTCTTTGTTGAGCATACTACCCATAAACATGTTAAATGCTTGGGATACGTTGAAGGAGTGGTTTACATTTTCTATTGTATTTGAACCCGGCTTATGGAAGTATCTCATAGGTAACCCACCCACATCTTTAACATTCTCAAAGTTATCCTCGAAGTACTGGGTAAAGTGGTCACGAGTGAAATCCTTTATGCGAGTCTTCAGTCCGAAGAATCCTTCAGTCCACTCCTGCTCTAGTCTTAGTTCATCCGTTGACTTAGGTATACGTGGAAGAAAGTCTATAGGTAGTTCAGGTGGCATCTCTAGCACTTGAGCGTATGTCTGCTCTTTACCAGTAGAAGAATTGAATGCCTTGGTAGCCATCAAAGTCTTATACTTCTCGTGCATAGTAGTCAGGATGAATTCCCTATACTTAATCTGAGCAGCTGTCAATGGAACCTCGTTACCATTCTTATCTGTGTACGTGTTCTGTAGGTTCATGTAGTATCCCTTAGACACTCCATCATCCTTCCTCCACATAAATCCGAATAGGTCTTTAGGTACTTGTCCGTATCTGTACATAACTAGTTGTGCTACCATCGGTACGCCTATTAAGAAAGGAGTGGCTCCGAACCCTGCTGCTATAATCGTACCTGCTAGGGCTAGATTAGTCCACGTCTTAATACGATTGCGAGTTTCGTTATCAGGAGCCGCTTCAAGTAGGACATCCTTAAACAAGGACTGTTCTTCCTTACTGATCTTATCGTACTCCTGCTTCATCTTACCACGAACAGTCTGTATATGCTTATGCCATTGCTGTACTTGCGGATGCTCTACCTCAGACATGTTCTTAAAATTGCCGAGAAGGCCGCTAATATCGTCTGTATGACGAGATAAATTGGCTTCTGGGGACTTGGATAGCTCTTGATATAACTTCGCTAGAACAGCCCTTTCTGACTTAATGAAGCTATCATCTGTAGCCCGTACATTAGAGTATAACGTTAAAGCTTTCAATTTGTTTTCAACATACTCCAGTTTCGTGGATAAGGACCAGCCTTCCATAGTCTTGTTGTACTTGTTGACAACAGCTGCTTCGCCTTGGTACTTGAGTACGTCGAACATTCCTTTCTCTTCTAAAGAGGTATGGAGTGTAGGATTAGTAGCTCTGTAGTAGTTAGAGATTAATTCTAAGTACAACCCTAGATCTAGTTCCATAGCCTTATGGTTGGAGTTGTTAGTATCCACACGTATAAGCTTAACAGATCTGAACTTAACATCAGGAAACTTCTCCTTAACCATCATAGCACGAAATGCTAGCTCTAGATAAGCGCGAGAGAGCTTACTATCCTTGATACCTAAGCCTTTAGCATATTCCATCATACGACCAGTGTACATGTCGTTAGTGATGTTACCGAACTTGAGGTCAAATAGTGTCACTTCTCCATTACCGTGTTGAATAACACCGTCTGCTGTTGTACCTAACTTAGATCCATCCTTACTGGTAAGCTCTTCCGATATGATAGATAGCTCTGAAGCCAATCTATCACCAGTCTCCATACCTATTAGGTTGAGAAGCTCAGTTAAATCCTTCTGTATAACTCCGAGATCTCTAGCACTCTTACCAGCTTCCTCCATCTTCTCTTCGTACAATTTACGAGTAGCATTAGCTTCAGCTTTTCTAGTAGGATCTGTCTCTACTAGGTACTGGAAGTATGCGTGACCAGCCTTACCGTATAACCTATTAATAGATGTATCGGCTTCTATTTTATCTACTACTTCAGCAAAAGTCATCTCCTTGCCTCCATAATTAATAGAAGTAGATTCAGAGATCTTATTCTCCGCATACAGTTTACGAGCTAACAGTTCCGAATAAGTAGACGGCTTGTCTCTCAACCTAATAGAGAACTCTCCTTCTACCTTATCCCCTACAAATGCTGTCAGACGTTTAGCTATCTCGTTACCAGCCATATCTAGGTAGTAGGAGGTATCGTCATTCGTCTTAACATCTTGTGACGCTTTACGTAGTATCTCTATTACGTCTTGAACGAACTTCTCTTTCTCTATCTTAGTAGCACCAGCAAATATCTTAGACGCTTGGTAAGCCGTCATTAATGTGTTCTCACGTACCACGTCTATATCTTCGTTCATCAGATACTGAACTACCTCTTCTATTGTAGAGGAACCTGTTAGTTCGTAGTTACGTCCA